GAAGAGGTAGATATCGATGATGAAGAAATCGATGATATGGCAGACGAAATCAAAAATGATTAACAATAGTCAAAAAACTTATTTTTATAAATAAGTGTAACATATATAATACATGTGGGTTTTTTAGAGCGCACATTTTTTACATAGGAATACAAGCATGAAGCTAATCACAGAGTACACTGAATCCAATGTGGAATGTCTGGTCGAGAAGAACGACGAGACAGGAAAGAAAAAATACATTGTTGAAGGTATCTTTGCAGTGGCAGAAGGCAAGAACCGTAATGGCAGGGTCTATCCCAAAAACGTTATGGAAAAAGCCGTTGGAAAATATGTAAAAGAACAAGTTAATACCAACAGAGCGGTAGGGGAACTAAACCATCCAGATGGTCCCACCGTGAACTTGGATAAGGTATCCCATCTCATTACTGACCTCAAAATGGAAGGTAATAATGTGATGGGTAAGGCACGAATATTGGAGACTCCTATGGGACAGATCGTTGCTGGTCTGCTTGAAGGTGGTGTTCAACTAGGAGTGTCAACTCGTGGTATGGGAAGTCTTGAGGAGAAAAACGGCACTATGTATGTCAAAGATGACTTTATGTTAAATACAGTTGACATCGTACAAGACCCAAGTGCATCTAAAGCTTTTGTTAATGGAATAATGGAAGGTGTAGATTGGGTTTGGAATAATGGCGTTATTGAACCACAAGAGATTGAAAAAATTGAGACTGAAATTAAGAAAGCACCACGTGCTGATCTCTATGAGACGCAAGTACGTGAGTTCAAGAATTTCCTCTCGTTACTGAAAACTTAAAGGAGTCTAATATGACTGATCAAGTAGAACAGGATGTTGCGCTCGATGATGAAGTAGAGGAAGTAATCAACGAAATGCAAGATCCTAAAGACGCAGAGGCGGCAAGTATCGCATCAGTAGCTAAAGCTGATGATGCGGTAAAACCTGCACCAAAGCGTAAAGGAGACAAGAGCAACGCATCGAAAGCTGAAAAAATGCCTCTTAAAGCCATGAAAAACTATGGCGAAGATGTAGATTTTAGCGACGATCTTGAAGCACTTATTTCAGAAGAAGCTACTCTGTCTGACGGTTTCAAAGGTAAGGCTGCAATCATTTTTGAAGCAGCATTCAAATCAAAACTTACCGAAGAAGTTGACCGTTTGGAAGAAGAGTATGCTGACAAACTCAATGAAGAAACCAACACTTTCAAAGACGAACTTGTCGAGAAGGTAGATGGTTATCTCAATCACGTAGTTGAGCATTGGATGGAAGAGAACAGGTTGGCAGTCGAAACTGGCTTGCGAACTGAAATTTCCGAAGAGTTCATGGAGAACTTGAAGAACCTCTTCACCGAATCGTATATTACGGTTCCAGAATCCAAGGTTGATCTAGTTGACGAATTGTCTGAGCAGGTAAAAGAACTAGAGGAAACTCTGGATGTTCGAACTGCTGAAGCAATCGAGATGAATGAAGCACTTGAGGCTTATGAGCGCAATGCTATTATTGCAGAGCACTCAGAAGATCTTGCTGCAACTGAAGCCGAAAAACTTGCAAAGTTGGCTGAAGATGTAGACTTTGGAGATGCTGAAACATTCTCTGGCAAAGTTGCCACCATCAAAGAATCTTATTTCAAAAAAGGTTCTGCAAACAAAGCAACTGCTGCTGCTGAAGCACTCGAAGAAGGTATTGTAGAAGATGATTCTCAGTCCGTCGTCGAAGTGTCTGACCAGATGGCAGGTTATTTAAGCGCATTGCGTAAAACAACTTACTAAGGAGATCCAAAAAATGGAATCTTATGATCGTCTCGTCGAAAAATGGGCACCAGTTCTGAATGAAGAATCTGCTGGTACCATTGCCGACAATCACAGAAAAGCTGTAACTGCAGTTGTTCTGGAAAACCAAGAAAAAGAGTTCGCATCTCAGGCTGCACAGCAGAACTACCTCGCAGAGGGTACTGGCGAACCTGCAAACGCTACTGGCGGAACAGCAAACTGGAACCCAGTTCTGATCAGCCTCGTGCGTCGTGCAATGCCAAACATGATGGCATACGACATGTGTGGTGTTCAGCCAATGACTGGTCCAACTGGTCTCATCTTTGCGATGAAATCACGTTACCAGGGTGGTAACACTTCTAACCGTGAAGCACTGTTCAACGAAGCAGAGACCAAATTCTCTGGTGACAGCAGCGGCACTCATGACTCAGATAACGCATCTGGTCTTAACGTAACCAACCTTGACTCTGACTCGACTGCAGATGATGCACGTCTGACTGCACTTGCAGCAGGTGGTATGCCAACAGACGATGCTGAAGCACTCGGCTCGACTGCTGGTTCTGCTTTCCAGCAGATGGGTTTCACCATTGAAAAATCAACCGTGACTGCCAAATCACGTGCACTGAAAGCTGAATACAGCTTGGAACTTGCACAGGATCTGAAAGCAATCCACGGTCTGGACGCTGAAACAGAACTGGCTAACATTCTGTCCACAGAGATCCTTGCAGAAATCAACCGTGAAGTCATCCGTACTATCAACTCTCAGGCCAAAACTGGTGCATTGCAGACTAACACTGCAGTGAACGGTATCTTTGACTTGCAGACTGATGCTGATGGTCGTTGGAGCGTTGAAAAGATCAAAGGTCTTATCCTTCAGATCGAACGTGAAAGCAACATCATTGCTAAAGAAACTCGTCGTGGTAAAGGTAACTTCATTATCTGTTCTTCCGACGTTGCTTCTGCTCTTGCCGCTTCTGGCATGTTGGACTACACTCCAGCAATGAGCACCAACTTGCAGGTTGATGACACAGGCAACACGTTTGCTGGTGTTCTTAACGGTCGCACGAAGGTCTACATTGACCCATATGCATCCGTTGACTACTGTAACGTTGGCTACAAAGGTACTAACCCATACGACGCTGGTGTGTTCTACTGCCCATACGTGCCTCTCACGATGGTTCGTGCGGTTGCGGAAGATACCTTCCAGCCAAAAATCGGTTTCAAGACACGCTACGGCATGGCTTCTAACCCATTCGTTGGTGCAACACCTGCTGACGGTCTTGCCGCAGTTAAAACCAACCAGTACTACCGTATCTTCAGAGTGGACTCCCTTCTGGGTGCATAACTAGTACTCTATAAGAATAAAGAGGGGGGCTACGGCTCCCCTTTTTTTATGCGATATATAGTGAAAAGGAGTGTACGATGCTAGATGTAAGTTTTTTACCAGTGCCTGATAAGAACCAACATGATCCTAAAATTGGTATGCAAGGTTGGGGATATCTACCATACGACGATCCACGATTACAAGAGTGGATTGCTGCTATTGGTAGATTATATAAAATCAAAACAATGTTTGAGATTGGTACATTTGCTGGGTACTCTGCAACACTGTTTTTGGAACACTTCTACTATCTAAACAAACTCAAAACAATTGACCCTAACAACTTCTCTGTTGGGGCTGGTACTGCATTAAAGAAAAGATATGGTGACAGAGTAGAATATCAACAAATCAAATCAACTGATTATCATGGAACTTGGGATGAACGTTATGATATGGTATTCATTGATGGTAGTCATAATGGAGATGTTCCTTACTTTGACATTGAACTTGCTCTATCCTTCAACCCTAAAGTCATTATGATGGACAACGTAGAGTTACCAGATGTACAACGTGCTGTAAAGAAAGCTGGTTTGTTTGATTTGATCCATGATCCAGATTATTTCTACTATACAAATGAACACAGAGGAAGGCGGCAACCAGGAATATTAGGGGTATTCAATGTACGAAACACGATATAGTAAAGAGTGGTTTAAAGAATATACTTGGCCCAAAGAAGACATTCATTTATGGAGACATTTGAATAAAGAAAGATATGGTCGAACAGTCCCTAGAACGATAGCAAGAATGGCAGATCGTAAAGGTGTTATCATACAAGCAGGAGGGGCTTGTGGAATATATGCTGATGCTTATTCTAAAGAGTTTGGAAAGGTATGGACGTTTGAGCCAGATCCAGATAACTTTCATTGCCTAAAAAAGAATACCAAAAATATTATAGCATTCAACTGTGCTCTTGGAGAAAATCTTGGTATGGTAACTATGCACAATGATCGAAAAAACTTTGGTGCCACTCACGTTGTAAAGAAAGAAGGATCTATTAGAGTTCTTACAATCGATAGCATGTCAGTTTCTCCAGACGTCATACATCTCGACGTAGAGGGATATGAGACAAATGTATTGAAAGGTGCAGAGTGTACCATAGAGAAATGTTTTCCTATGCTGGTGCTTGAAACTGCAGATGAAAATTATGTTGTTGGAAAACTAGGGTACACTCGTGTTGGTGAGATAGGTGCCGATAAAATATATAAAAAGTTTTAAAAAGACTTGACAGGGTGCGAATCATTTGCTATGATGTATATGTAATCAAGAGAAAGAGAGAATCGCATGATTTATCAAGTACACCAGATCCACCTGACTAACGACGAAATTGCTCTTATCAACTCAACAGGTGATCACAATGCTGTTCCAGCAAATGCTCTAAAACAGAAAATGGGGGTTGCCATGGGGCGGATCGGTGGTTATGCCGCTGAAGCATGGGATGCTGGTTACTACACTCACGTTGCTAACATCACTGCAGAAGATTATGATCAAGTGTTCGAAATCGGTAATATCGGTCCAGAGCAAAATATCGAGCGGATTGCTCGGATGTACTCTGTCTCTGTTGGTGATATGATTATTGCAGAAGACGGTACTCAAGTTGTTGTTGCTGATTTTGGCTTCGTTGCTATCGGTCACAAACCAGAACTGGTAACAGCATGAACGATCAACTAAACAAGATCGAAGAACTGATGGTTCGTCGTATTGAAACAGCCAAATTGCTGTCCAATTTCAACCATTCTAGGATGGCTGAAATGCATGCACTATCTGAGGCACTTAACGAAATCCGTAAAGTAATAAAGGAGAAATCAGAATGAATATTTTTGTTCTGGATAAAAACCCTATTCGAGCGGCTCAGTTGCAGTGCGACAAGCACGTGGTAAAAATGATTGTGGAGAGTGCACAAATGCTCTCTACTGCACACCGTATGCTAGACGGTTACGTTGAGAAACGTGCCTCTAAGTCTGGCAAACGGATGGTAAACTATTGGGTTCACCCCAACTCGAACATGGAAAACACTCTGTACAAAGCAGTGCATCATGGACACCCTTGTACTGTCTGGACTATGGAATCTCTGGCAAACTATGCTTGGCACTATGAACACTTCTGTGCTCTTGCTATCGAGTACGAATATCGGTACAAGAAGAAGCATGCTACGTTTGAAAAGCTAGAAGAGATCCTATCCATACCGCCCAAAAACATTCCACAGAATGTTGGGCAGACACCGTTCAAACTTGCAATGCAACACGAACCACAGTGTATCTACGAAGAAGATCCAGTGCGGTCATATCAAGAATACTACTACACTAAGCGTGATCGGTTTGATATGAAATGGACAGAACGTCCAGTGCCTGATTGGTTTGTGTCACAAATGATCAATGAAAACTTCGACGATGTAGGAGCATAAGATGTACGATCTAGATGTAATTAAAAAGAATGAACTACCATCTCACGGTTCGCCTCAAGATCGGGGCAGTGCTGATGCATATTATGGTCGCCCCTACGCACCACATTATTATGTCGGTGCTTCAATGCAATCAGAGCGGGTTGAAAAAGACCTCATGACAATCGGTGAGATTGAAGCCTATAAGTATGGCTATGATAACGAAGATGATCGAAAGGTTTGGTAATGAGACTTGCGATAGCTATCGTAGTACTTTGGTTGCTCATATATAATGATGCACAATTGTTTCGACTATTACATGAAACGCTCGTTAAAATACTGACATAAACTCTTATAAATAGAGGTACACATCTCACAAGGGTTTTAATATGGCAACCACTACTACCACGACACTGCAGAACTCTAACTTTTTGCAGCCAACATCGTTTAAAGTTATTGTATACAGAAAACGATTCGCCAATATAGAGTTCTTTGCACAGACAGTTTCACATCCTGGCGTATCAATGTCACCTGCTCAGTTAAGCTTTCGAAAAGACGATGCTTTTGAGCCAGGTGATAAGTTAGTGTACGATGATCTTACTATCGATGCTATCATGGACGAAGATATGTTCGTGTATCAAGAGATGCTAAACTGGATGACGGGCATTACAGAACAATCAAAGGTAGGAAGCTTTGGTAGATTTCAGAAATCCGCCGAACAAGATAACCATGAGTATGACTTGAAGCTTATTGTCATGAATAATGCTAATATAGCTACAAGAGAAATTACATATAAGAATGCTTTTCCTATATCAGTAGGAACAATAAATCTGGCTACGAATTCTGGAACTATTGAACCTATAACTATACCACTCTCATTCAAATACAACACCTTTTCGTTTGAATAAGTAGTACGTACATTATGAAAGATAACTATGAACTTAGAAACTGTATTGAAAATGTGGCAAGAAGATAGTGAAATAGACCACTCATCTCTTGACGAAACATCACGAAAAACACCAGCACTCCACGCCAAGTATCTTGAGTTACTGGCGAATGCTAAACTGCGTCATAAGAGAGCAGAGATGTCACAAAAAACTCTCCTACAGAAAAAATGGCTATACTACAACGGAAAAATGGATCGAGATCAGATTGATGAACTCGGTTGGGAATACGATCCGTTCAATGGTCTAAAAGTTTTGAAAGGAGATATGAACTACTACTACGATGCCGATCTCGACATTCAGAAGTCAGAGGAGTTGATTCAATACTACAAGACTCTGGTAGACACACTCTCAGAGATCGTATCCAATATTAACTGGCGGCACCAGACAATCGGTAACATGATTAAATGGAGAATGTTTGAGGCTGGAAACTAGTCTGTTGTAGTTTCAAGGATCACATCAAGTGCTTGATCTCCATCAGCAACGTTAGGCATATTACCAACCGTAACAGCATTGAAAGCAGAGTCATTATAATCGAATGACGTCATGTAAGTGTTCCACTCTTCGTATGTGGCTTGATCTGCCCAAGCGATAGTTTTTATTAATTTCTGATCATCAACATCCCAAGTCTCTGTTACAGGCTGTGCTTGCTTTACATCAAACAAAGCTTGATTGAAGGGTGTACCTGTGGCAGTTTCAACAGCAACTTTGAAATCAGAATCCACTGCATGATACCAAGCCTTGAATGTCCCAGCGGAATCGAACACAGAATCACCAGTGTAGGTGTAGGTTTGGGTGACATTGTATGGCATATACTTCTCCAAAAAAATAGTTATATATAGTCTATATGCCTTATTTATATGGATTAAGTTTATGGATGTGATAAAAATTAAAAACAGAAACCATTCGGTGTTAGACATCCAATGCGATTGGGGTATAGCACAAGAGTTATCAGAGTTCTTTTCATTCTTTGTGCCAGGGTACAAATACATGCCAGCATACAAAAACAAGGTATGGGATGGTAAGATCCGCCTATTCAATATCCAGACTATGGATCTACCTGTTGGACTTTATACCTATTTGCAAGAGTTTGCAAAAGCAAGAGACTATATCTTAGAAGTAGAAGATGATAAACGTTACGGATCTCCTGCACAAAAAGAGCAAATCAATCTCGACAATATTAGGCAGTTCATCGAAAATGAAAACATCACTTCTCGTGGGCAACCCATCTCGTGCAGAGACTACCAGTTTAATGCGGTATGCCATGCCTTAGAAAATAAAAGAGCCATCCTACTATCGCCAACTGGTTCTGGCAAGTCTTTGATTATCTACTTACTCGTCAAATATTGGCATTCGATGGTTAATGATGGGAGTCAGAAGTTATTGATTGTGGTTCCTACTACATCTCTTGTTGAACAGATGTATGAAGATTTTCGTGATTATGGTATGGTAGTCGAGAATGGAGTGCATAGAATATACTCTGGTAAAGACAAACAGTTCAACCAAGGTACAGTAATCAGTACATGGCAATCCATCTACAAAATGCCCACCAAATGGTTTGAACAGTTTGGTTGTGTCATTGGTGATGAGTGCCATGGCTTCAAAGCAAAATCCCTTACAACTATTATGAATAAGTGTACCGAAGCTGACTATCGCTTTGGGACATCAGGCACACTTGATAATACACAAACGCATGAGTTGGTGCTGCAAGGATTGTTTGGTAAAATATTCAACGTAACTACCACGAAAAAACTGCAAGAGATGAATACTTTGGCGGCTCTCGAAATCAATGTTTTATTATTGATATATAATAAGGATACTAGAAAGAACTGGGGTAAGAAAGACTACCATACCGAGATAGATTATATCGTGAGATATGAACCGAGGAACAAGTTTATCACAAACTTGGCTCTGGATCTCAAAGGAAATAGCTTAGTATTGTTTCAGTTCGTGGACAAACACGGCAAACCCTTACATCAGATGATTAAAGATAAGGCAGAAGACAGTAGAAAAATATTCTATGTCTCTGGAGATACTGACACAAATGATCGTGAACAGATTCGAAAAATTGTGGAGAATGAGGAGAACGCTGTTATTGTGGCTAGTTTGGGTACTTTCAGTACTGGGATTAACATTCGTAACCTTCACAATATTATATTCGCTTCTCCTTCTAAATCACAGATTAGAGTCTTGCAATCGATTGGTCGAGGACTCAGAAAGTCTGATGATGGTAGAATCACCACGCTCTATGACGTCGCAGATGATTTGCACTGGAAGAAGAATATGAACTACACGCTCAATCATTCGGCTGAAAGAATAAAGATATATAACAGAGAACAGTTTAAATATACCATTCATAAGGTAGACATATGAAATTTGATACAAAACAACTGAAGTTAATTTCAGGAGAAGAGATTATTACAGAAATAGTCGATTCTGTTGCCAATGACGATAGTCTACCATATGATGCTCTTGTG